ATCCAAACAATACGACAACCCAATCATAGTTTCAGTCGATAAGGATATGAGGTCTGTACCTTGTACACTGCTTGCAGGTGATGACTTAGAACTTATAACCAAACGTAAGGCTGATAGACATTGGATGAAACAAGCTCTTACAGGAGACAGTACAGATAACTATTTTGGTATAGATAAAGTAGGACCAGTAACAGCAGAGAAGATACTGGGAGAATCTAAAACACTAGAACAGATGTGGGAGAAGGTAGTAGCTGCGTATGAGAAAAAGAAATATGACTTTGCTGATGCTGTACTTAACGCACAGCTTGCAAGAATACTGAGAGATGGCGACTTTGATTACAAGACAGGAGAAGTATCTCTTTGGACTCCATAAAAAAACACTGGCAACTTACGGGTCTAAAGTCACCAGTGTTTCCGCTTTGCAAAAAAAACCAGTAACTAGGTTGCATTTTAGTTACCGGCATTTCCGTGTTTAGTAAAAGAAGTAGACCTCTTTCATAATCACCTTATCACATAAATTTAAACCTGCTATACTTTATTACTCAAATTGAACTACAATGCAGATAAATCTTTTTAATCATGTCATCTGAAAAGCTTCCTGTTATTACAGATGAAATGATTTTTGCCTTAGATAAAATCTTTCCGCATCGCCATCCTGATTTGTCATTAACTGATAGAGAGGTATGGTATAGAGCAGGGCAACGTTTTGTTGTTGACTTTCTAATTGAACAACAGAAACGACAAAAAGAAACTATGCTCACTAACACTGTTTTGGAGAATTAACCATGTGTCTCGGAGGACCCCCAAAGCCACCACCATTACCAGAGCCTAGACCTACAGCACCAGCACCAGAAAGGACTGCTAAGACTGTAGTAACTGGTAAGCAAAGAAAGAAAACTTCAGCAACTGGTGCTGCAACAAGGCAGCCTAGAAGAAGTGGTACTGCTTCTTTGAGGATTCCTAGATCTATGGGTAATGCTCAAGGTGGAAACTTAAATTATTAAAATGGAGTATTCAACAGGTGGGCAAACTGCTGCTGGTCGTTATGAGCAGTTGCAGAGTAATAGATCTACTTTTTTAAGAGAAGCTAAAGAATCTTCTAAGTTAACTATTCCTAGCCTTATACCAGAATCATCTACTGGTACTAGAGCTAGGATAAAAACTCCCTTTCAAGCACTTGGTGCGAGGGCTGTAAATTCTTTATCTGCAAAATTATTAGTAGCTCTTCTACCACCTGGTACTCCCTTTTTTAAATTAAGCATTGATAGTCTTGCCTTGTTACAAGAAGGAGGACAGGAAGGATTAGAAACTGAAATAGATAAAGGATTACGCACGATAGAAAATGCTTTGATGGATGAAATCGAAGTATCTAATGATCGTGTTGCAATGTTTGAAGCATTAAAACATTTGATTGTTGCAGGTAATGTTCTTCTATACCTGACAGATAAAGGATTAAAAGTTTATCCATTAGAAAAGTTTGTATCAAAAAGAGATGAAGTTGGTAATGTACTAGAAATTATTACAAAAGAATCAGTACATCCTCAAGCCTTACCTTTAGATTTTTTAAACCAAATAAAGAAAAAAGATAATTATGACGAAAAAACGATGGGCGAAGAACTCGACATCTATACCCACATTAAAAGAATTAATGATGACTATGTATGGTTCCAAGAATGTAAAGGTGAAAAGATACCAGGCACAGACGGCAGATCAAAAGTAGATGTATCCCCTTGGATTTTATTGAGATGGGTTCGTATAGACGGAGAAGATTATGGTCGTGGGTATGTTGAAGAGTATCGTGGTGATCTTATAAGCCTTGAATCTTTGACACAAGCAATTATAGAAGGAGCCGCAGCTAGCGCAAAAGTTCTATTTCTTGTGAATCCTAATGGTCAGACAAGAGCAGCGACTCTAGCCAAGGCTCCTAACGGTGCAATAAGAGAAGGTAGTGCAGCAGATGTTTCTGTAATGCAAGTAGGTAAAGCAGGTGATTTTAGTATTGCTCTGCAAGCCATGCAGCGTATAGAAGCAAGACTTGCTGATGCTTTTCTTCTAGCTAGTTCTGTACAAAGACAAGCTGAAAGAGTAACGGCAGCAGAGGTACAAATCATGGCTCAAGAATTAGAGAACTCGCTTGGGGGCGTGTACTCTATCCTGTCGCAGGAACTGCAATTACCTTATTTGAAACGTAGGATGCATATGCTTGTACGTTCTGGCAAAGTTCCAAAGTTACCAGAGAACATTGTAAAACCTAAGATCGTAACTGGTATTCAAGGTCTTGGTAGAGGTAATGATCGTAATAAGCTTATTGAATTTATTGGAACAGTAGCGCAAGCTCTAGGTCCAGATGTGATGAGACAATATGTAAATGTAGATGAAGCAGTCAAACGATTAGCAACATCTATAGGTATCGAGACTACTAACCTTGTTAAGACACAAGAGGAGATAGCAGCAGAGATGCAACAAATGCAGCAGCAACAGTTGATACAACATCTCGGACCTGCTGCTCTTGGATCTCCATTACTTGATCCTAAAAATAATGCACAAGCACAACAACTAACGGAGGAAGCTAATGCCAACGAAGAAGCCTGATCCTAAATCAAAGACACCTGATACAGAGCCAGCAAAGGCTATTGTTAGTAAATTAGGTGTTAATGATGAGCCGACACCTACAAAGCCAACAGTGGTCGAAACTAAAAATGGTAATACAATTACTTATAACTAATAAAATTTTATGACTTCATCCCAGGTAAATGTCACAGAGACACCACCAATGTCTCAACAAGATTTAGAAACTCTTGCAAAAAATGAAACTGATGATAACGGCCTTATTCTTGGTAAGTTTAAATCAGTAGAAGACTTAGCTGCTAGTTACAAAGAACTGGAGGGTAAGCTTGGAACAGTAACAGAAGAAGAACAACCTCAAACAGAAGAAGAACAACCCGAAACTAATAACACTGAATTTAATGCAGAAGAGTTGTATGGTGATGGTCTTGCTTCGGTACTAGAAGAAGTTGGTATTGATCCACAGGAAATCTCTAACAGATTTCAAGAATCAGGTGAGATAACTGAAGATGATTACACCAAGTTAGGAGAAGCAGGTTTTTCAAAACAAGTAATTGATACCTACCTTGATGGAATAAGAGGTAGTGCAACTGCTGAAGATATTGCCACGACACAAATACAAGGCATTAAAGATTCTATTGGTGGTGATGAAAACTACGGTAAGATGGTTTCATGGGCCATAGAAAATCTACCTGCTAATGAAGTAAAAGAGTTTAATTCTTTAACTGAAACAGCAAATGCAACAGCAATTAAATTTGCAGTACAAGGTCTTTATTCTCAATACAATAACGCTATGGGTGTCGAACCAAACTTAGTATCAGGCAAGGCTTCATCAAGTGGACCTACACCTTACAGATCTACAGCAGAAGTAGTTACTGCTATGTCAGATCCTCGCTATGGTAAAGATGTTACCTACACCGAAGATGTCCAAAGACGTTTAGGTGGTAGTGATGTATTCAGTTAATCATGGCTAACACACCTACTAATCCCAAGCTTTATGCAAGGGTAAAGTCAGAAGCAAAGCAGAAGTTTAGGGTCTATCCTTCTGCTTATGCTAATGCTTGGTTGGTTAGAACTTATAAAAAACGTGGTGGAGGTTATCGTAAATCTTAATTATGCCCTTATCTAAAAAACAAAAACAATTAGACAAAACTGGTGATGGTAAAATCACTAGAGAAGATCTTATGATCTTACGTTCTAAAAAAATAAAAATGGCAAAGCTAAGTCTTAGTCAGATTAATACTCTGAAGAAACACTCAGTTCATCATTCCAAAAAACATATGGACATGATGAAAAAGCTTATGCGTGAAGGAGCATCATTTAAATCTGCTCACAATAAAGCACAAAAACAAATAGGCAAATGAGTCTTAAAAGATGGTTTGATGAAAAATGGGTAGATGTTAAAACAGGTAAAGACTGTGGTAGAGGAAAGGATGAGAAAGGTAGACCTTACCCTGCTTGCAGACCTAGTAAAAGAGTTAGTAGTAAAACACCAAAGACGACAGGTGAAATGAGTAGTAAAGAGAAAGCTAGATTTAAATCAGAGAAGACCAGCAGTAAAAGAATTTCTTACAATCATAAAAGGAGAAAAGGACGAAAGAGTTTAAAGATTGCATAAACGTGTTACATTTTAAATAACTACTTATCTTTCCTTAATGTCGAAGGGAGTATCTCTTACCAAGAAAGACAAAGATCCCACAGGGGGTCTTACTGCTTCTGGTCGTAGGAAATATAACCGAGCAACAGGTGGAAACTTGCAAGCCCCTGTTACTAAAAAGACAGGTCTTTCACTTAGGCAAAAAGCCAGAAGAAAATCTTTCTGTGCAAGGATGTCTAAAGTAAAAGGACCGTTAAAGAAAGATGGTGAGTTGACACGCAAAGCTCTTGCATTACGCAAGTGGAATTGCGGTTCAGTATAAACTTAACAAAACGAAAATCTTAATATCAAAAGTGCCTGATGCGTCAGATACCACTTGAGAGAACAGACAATAGTGAAGTTAGTTTCTCAATTTTTTAAATCAATCCAAAGGAGTTTTAATTATGGCTAACGCCACAGTTTCACGCCTGGGACTTGTCGATAATTCAGGAACAGGCTTTGACGCACTGTTTTTGAAAGTGTTTTCAGGAGAAGTTCTTACAGCATTTGCTCGTAATAACATCTTCAATGAAGCATTACACTCTGTTCGTACAATAACCTCAGGTAAATCAGCACAGTTCCCTGTAACAGGAACAGCAACTGCTGCTTATCACACACCAGGCAACCCATTAGTTGGTGCTAACCAAATCAGAGCAGGTGAAAGAGTTATTTCTATTGATGATCTACTTATTTCACAGGCATTTGTAAGCAACCTAGAAGAGCTTAAGAACCATTACGATGTAAGGGCAACTTACGCTGATGAATTAGGTAAGGCTTTAGCTAAAACGTATGATGAAAACGTTGCCAAGGTAATCGCAAATGCGAGTCGTGCATCTTCAACAATTACTGGCCCTGCTGGTGGACTTACCTTAACTCTTGGTTCTGGTAATACAGCTTCAGCAAACGTATCAGGTGATGAGATAGCAGCAGCTATCTATGATATTGCACAGACATTTGACGAGAGAGACATCCCTCCAACAGATCGTTTCTGTGTATTACCACCTGCTGAGTACTACAAACTTGCTGAGTCTGCTACAAGAACTGTAGATGTTGACTTTAACCCAGGTGGAGGTAATGGTTCGTTTGCTTCTGGTAATGTACAGCAAATAGCTGGAATACCAATTCTGAAGTCTAATAACATACCTCAGTCAAACGTTTCAGGTGAAGTGTCTGGAACAAATAACAGCTATGCTGGTGACGATAGTAAAACTATTGGTCTTGTCTTCCATAAGTCTGCTGTGGGAACAGTTAAACTAATGGACATGACAACTGAGATCAGTGGTCAGGACTACGGTATCATGTATCAAGGTACATTGATGGTTGCTAAATATGCTCTAGGTCACGGAATTCTTCG